CATCACGAACTACATCTTGTTGAGAAATAGGTTTTAAAGCTCGCCAAGTTCCTGCCTGGTCTTTTACTTCTACCCGACTAATTATTAAGAAAGTGGTATCTAAACTATAATCCTGTTGATTAACTACCAAGTTCGTAGTGGCTATTGGTAAATCTGTTGCATTTGTATCATCAAATTCCCAACGACCATCTGCTTGCAGTATAAGAGAAACTACTTCATCATACGCTTTATTTATGTTGCGACATTTATCTGTTAATGGATATGAATTGCTGTCTGAATTGACAAGAAAATCTATATCTTCACACAAACCTTGTTTATTTACTGTGTCAGAAAAAATCATAGTATTTAAAGTATATACTTAATTTAATTTTGATGGTTTCAATTTGGACACTTCTTTTAGAGCTTTTTTCCATAAATCCAAATGGTCTTTATATTGTAAGTATTTTTTGACATATTTATACGAATTTTCACCTATCTGTTCTCTTAACTCTTTATTGTCAATTAATTTTTTTAACTTGTAATACCATTCTTTTTCATCACACAACATTCCTGTTTTTCCATCTATAACAGTATCTTGTCCTAGTATTTGATTGTGATAAGGATAAACCCGACTACAAACACAAGGAATATGTTTCATTGCTATTTCCATCCATTTTATATGAGATTTACAACGATTAAATTCATGAGAAGTTAAGGGAGCTAAACCAATATCCCAAGGAAGTTCCATAAGCATTTTAGGAAAACCCTCCCATCCTATTGTGCCTCCTGAAGTATAAACTCTATCTAAAACACTATCATCAAAATCCTCAAAAACCTTAGGTATATTTTCTGTAGTTAGTCCTCCTACTAAGTTAAATTCTAAATTAGGATATTCTCTCATCAATCTTTGTATAGCTGGAAAAGTTAATTTTAAATCATCATTATGGGTAGTTGAACCTATCCAACCTATTACTATTTTATTAGTTGTGTTTTTACTAATAGGAAAATCAAAATCTTTTACATCATTATAGTTCGGCAATACAAAAGTTGGAGTAGTTTTTTTATAAATATCTTGAAGATACTTAGTATAATAATCTGCTAAAGGTTGAGTTGAAACAAACAAAGCATCTACCATTGAAAGCAAAGCTGAAACAATCGGTCTTTTTTCTCCACCTTTCCCATACATTTTATAAGCTGGTTGGTCTGGTTTTACTTCAAATAAATTGTCATCTAAATCTAACACAACTTTTACTCCATATTTTTTAGCAAAGAAAAGAAAATTAGATGCCGCTTCAGGATTATCAACACATTTCATTACGACAATATCATATCCTTTAAGTAAATTATTATAAAATTCTTCTGTTCTTTTACCAATGGCATCATCTATCATATCAGCACTTTTAAAAGTAGTTTCAAATCCTTCTAGATTCATCATTGGTTTTAGAAGACGATAATAAGCCACTCCTCCATAAAGACGAGCTTTTTTTCTTTCCTCTGAAGCAGAATAATCAGTATTGAGGAGGAGTATCTTGCAAGGTTTTGATTGTTTTTTTGGCATTTTCATCCATTGCTAAATAATAATCTATGATATCGTCTTTTTCTTTTAATTTTAAATCTGTCAAAGTTCCATAATACTTTCCTTTTACTTCTCCTAACCAACCTATTTGTTTGAAACATTTAGTAATATAAATAGCATAAAGTTCTCCTAAATGAGTTAAATGTCTAACTGATTGGGTAGGTAAATTTATAATTTTCTCTAATTTTTCTTTTGTTATTTCTTTTGAAATTTCCATAGTGCTTTTTGCATAAGTAATAATTTATTATCAGTTCCAATAGTATAATTAGCATGAAATGCTTTGCATTCTGGTATATTAAATTTTTCTCCATTCCAAATTTTACCATCAGTTAAAAGACCATAACTGCATACTTCTTCTTTTGGAAAAAATGAATATTTTATTTTATAATTATCTATAATACGACTTATTACTACTTGACAGTTAGTTGTTTCATTGGTAAGTTCTGTTAAATCTCTAAAAAGTCGTTTGATTTCTGAATTAACTTTTGCCACTATAAATCCCAAACAATGGCAGGTTATTCCTAAATCTCTTTGAAATCTTATATCATCATCTCCGCAAGAAAATGAAGAAAATGGAGCATTAAATACAATATCACTATCAGTATACATAAATAATTCTCCGTCTTTCATTGTTTCTATGTTATTTGAAATAGTTCTCATCATCATTTTAGTAGCCAAATTATAATTTTTACTTCCAAAATCAGTATCTTCTTTAGCATCAAAATTTTCAAAGATAAATTTATCTCCTATATCTAAAGAGATACTACTCAAAAACAATTTTGCTAGTTTTGAATATCTAGGAGATGTAATAGCCAGTATTTTCATTGATTTTTTGGTTCAAAATTATTAGTTTGACGTTTTTCAAATAATTGTTTATCTATTGTTCCTAATTCATGAGTTTTACGATAAGTTTCATCATATTTAGCTCCGACTGTAAAATGTTGATGGTCAGCAATAGCATCTTCTACTGTAAAATATCTACCTTTCATTTTCATTATAGCAGTAAATTCTGTATCAGAATAATTATGTTGGTATCCTTTGTAAATATATTTTTTTAATATGGAACTATGGCAAAATGGAAGCGAAGCTAATTCTCCTTTAGAAATTAAATCATAAGGTTGCACTACCCATTCTTCTTTATTATGTAATTTTTCATAAGTTTCATATAATTTTTCTATACAATCAGGAGCAATAATCACATCATCCCCTAAACAAAAACAAAGTCCATCAATTCCTTCAAGCATTTTATGAAGAGCTTTTACCCATCCTATATCATTACATCCTTCTTCCTGTTCATAAGTGCAAATAGTGATAGGATATTTAGTATTTTTATGTATTGCTTCAATACACTTTTCTAAGCGTGGTCTGCGTTCTTTAGTTGTTGGGATTATTACGAATATCATATTGATTAGTTATATAAGTAATTGTTCTTTTAAAACTTTCTTCAAAGTTTAAAGGATATTTATATCCATAATCTTTTAACTTCTGTCCATCAAGAGCATAACGTAAATCATGTCCTGGTCTTGCTCCATGAAAATTAGTTAATTCATAATTTAATGGTAATTTAAGTTCATCTGCTATCATTTGAGCCAATGAAAGATTATCAATTTCTTTATCTCCTACTATATTAAATCTTTCTAGTCTATCATATTCAGGATACATTTTTGGTTTCACCTTTTCTATAATAAAGTGTAAGGCATCTGCTATATTTCTAGCATGAATATAAAATCTTGTTCCAGCTTTTTTATTATCAGGATAACCATGAATAAAAATCTTTTCTCCTTTTAAAATTCTATCTATACAAAGTGGGATAAATTTTTCTTTGTCTTGATTTTCAGCAAATACATTCATTGTATTGGTAATGATTACTGGCACATTATAGGTTCTCCAGTATCCTATTGAAATTGCTTCTTGTGATGCTTTAGAACTAGCATAAGGATTACTTGGATTGATACAAGACCATTCAGGATAATTTATTCCTTCTTTTGCTTGACCATAAACTTCATCTGTGGAAAATTGAACGAACATTTTTGGTTTTATTTCTCTCGCAAGTTCCAGCATATTCAAAACTAATTTTACATTATTTAACACAAATGGAATTGGGTCAGCAATACTTCTATCCACATGAGTATCAGAAGCTATATTTAAAATTATATCTATTTGTCCTATTTTTTTAATATCTTCTTTAGTAAATGGTTCATTCAAGTCATGGGTGATAATAGAAACTCTATCTTTATTTTTTTGATAATTTTCATCATTAAGAATGTTAGATGCTTTTCCTTTATGAAATCCCCAATTTACAATACCGATTATTTCATAATCAGTATTCTTTAAGAAGTGGCTCATTATGTTAGAGCCGACCATGCCAGAAATTCCAGAACAGAGAATACGTTTTTTACTCATATTACTTTTTTATAAACTTCTAATAATTGTTCACCAATCTCATCCCAAGTTTTTAATTTATCTCTTTTAGAATAATCTTTGGCTTTCCATGCTTGTTTTATTGATATTTTAATACTTTCAATATCATTATGCAAGCACCTTATAATGGGAATATCATTTCTTTCACATTTTTCTGTCAAAACAACTTGCGTTCCTTGTGAGAGAGCTTCATCTATGCAAAGACACCAAGTTTCTCCTAAACTGGGTTGAACTACTACTTTTGCAGAAGCATACCAGATTTTAAGTTCCTCTCTATCCATTTTATCGTGCCAAATAGCCCCTGCTTCTAAAACTTTCTGATGATATTCTTTATTTCTAATTTCTCCAATACAAACATAAGGTTTTTTAAGCTCTTTACAAGATAAAGCACAGGCTAATTGCCCTTTATTTGCCTCTATACGTCCAACAGTAAGCACAAAATCTTCTAAAAATACTCTTTTATCTTCTTTTTCAAACCACCATTTATCAATTCCATTAGGAATGATACAAGATTTTTCTCTATCAAGGATTAAATGTCTTTCTACTCGTTCTCTTTCACCTTCAGTTTGGAAAATTGCCATTGAAAGTTCATTCAACATAATTTGCTGTAGGTCAAATGGCACAAATTCATCACTTTCATGATAAATCATAGAACATACTACTGGTTTTTTGACTTTTCTAGCCGCCCAAAGCTGTATTTTAGTCCAATACATTGAGAAATTCCATAAATGAACTATATCACAAGTTTTAAGAGCTTCTGTCATCTTATGAAAGAAATCTATATCAAATTCTACAATATCAACTTCACATCCTAGTTTTCTAAGAGCTTCAACAGTCTTTTCTAATTGGATGAAATCACCTCCAACCCAATTTTTCTTAATTCTTGTCATCATCAAGATTTTCATTTTATTCTTCACTTAGAAAATCATCTCGCCATTCTTTATCGTTTTCAAATTTATTGACGAAATCTTTTATACGAGCTTCAGCTTCAATACTTCCTCTATGAGGATAACCAAAAAGGTCTAAATAGTTTTCATTCTTTTCAGGATAAATTTCTCCTGATGGAATAGCTGTTTCGGTATATACATCTCCATAGTAAATACCTGCAATATCTTTATTGACAGGATGTTGCCTAAAATTTATTTTAGGACTTATTTTTTGAAGTTTAGCTTCAAATTCTTTGTTTCTCATAGTTGTGGCTTGATTGTCTTGGGAATACCGAATCAAGCGAATATTCCCAAGCACAACAATTAAATTTTTAATTGAACACTAAGCGGTAACACCAGTCTTGATGACGATTACCCAATCTGCATTAAGAACCTTAGGGACAAAGTATGCCATCCAGCCAACAGTTGAATATAAGTTCAATGGGTTAGAAGTATCATTTGCACCAGGAGTCTTAACATAGATGTGTTGCTGTGGTTGTCCTTCAAGGTCAAGCATAGCATAACCTCCATCACCAAATACGAATGTGTGATAAACAGTTACAGTAGATGATTGGGTTGATTCATTGTTTGTTTCTACGAAACGAACTCCATGAATTGAACCAAGCACTCCTTTCTTGTAATCACTTGCATCAGTATAGATGAGAGAATTTTGCCATTCAGTTGAGCCTCTTAGGTCATAAGCGGCAGAAGCAGGAACAACAGAACGAAACATTCCTTCTGGGAATAAACGAGCTTTGTTCTTTTTCAAAGTGCGAACTGCTTTACGAATCATAGCTCCTGAAAGAGTATCAGTAGCAGCGATGGAAGAAAGCAAGGTTGCGGCTAATTGAGCTGTCCCATTGGCTGAAAGCTCAGCAGCAATAAGAGTATCAATAGTTTCACCTGCGTTCTGTGCCATCACAGCAACGTGTTCTTTCAAACCTAAGTCAATGGATTGTAGTGCGAAAGCATCTGAAACTGCTGTATATGCTCCATATTGGGAGATAGTTGCAGAAACGATGCTAGAACTCATTGAGATAGCGGTTGGAGTAGTGCCTTCTGTAAGAGCAGTAGTTTGAACTGCTAATGGTGTCATTCGGTTAAAATAAATTGTCTTTCCACTGTTTAGTGGCATAGTCTTTTTCGTTGCACCGAAATCATAACGAAGAGCTAACATTGCTCTCTCCAAGAATACCTTATCATAGAAGATAGACATCTGGGTAGAGAGGGTTGTGGTTGTGGATTGTGCAGCCATATATAATTCTCCTCTGCACAGGTGGTTAATAAGCTAATAATGCCTATGCGTGAGGAAGTATTTTTTCCAATTCTTCGGCTGACATTGATTTGAGTTGGTCTTGTGTATATTTTTTATCTATCTCTGACTTGCCTGTATCACCTTCAACTTGTGCGGCTTCCACTCTTTTTTGTTCTATCATATTATCAATAGTTTTCTTGATATATGGATTTTTAAGAGCTTCTTCACCTCCATTCTTTAGAATGAAGTCAATGGCTTCTGGGTCAGTTATACCAAAATCAACTTTCAATTTCAGTTTAGTAAACTCGGTAGGATTAACACCGGTCTCTTTTAAAGGTTGAGCTACCTTTGATGATTCTTCCTGTTTCTTTAATCTCGCATAGAGTTTTGCGTTCTTATCCTCTAATGCTACCTTTTCTGCCTCCAACTTCTTATAGTCATCTACTGTAAGAGTTGTTGCATTTGTATCAGCAGTTTCTTTCTGCTCAATGTCTTTAGAGTCATTGACCTCTTTTTTGTCTTCTTCCATATATTTAAAAGTTATGGTTCTTAATGTGTTTTAATGGGTTCACGCTTCCCACGACTTACTCTATTTTTTATAAGCTGGGTTGGAGCGAGTAAGCTCCCCATCCATGCTATTTTCTTCTTTAATGCCTTTTAGGGTTGTAGATAATTCAGCTTCTTTTCCAGCTTTTTGAGCTTTATATTCTGAATCATTTATCCCTTGTTCTTTATAGATTGAATCGTTGTCCATAAATTTAATTATTAACAACTCGCATCTGCGACCTTTTCAGGCGAGTCTAAACTTGGGTCTAATTCAGGAGCTGGTTGCTTAGTTGAGTTAGCATTTGTCGGAATTTCTGATTCCGATTCATCTCCATTTATAAGACCTGGTGTTTCTCCTTGTTCTACGTATTCCATATTTAATAAGTTAATGAACCTCCTGGTAATTTTTCGTTTACAGCTTGTTCT